GAAAACAGTTGGGTTAGTAACTCCATTGTTTGCAGATCAATTAGATGTCATCTTTATTTCCTATAAAGAACCCAATGCTGATGATAATTGGAATCGTGTACTAGAGAAAGCACCTTGGGCAAAACGGATACACGGTGTTGACGGGATCTTTAACGCACATAAGGCCGCAGCCAAATTGTCAACTTCTGATATGTTCTTTGTTGTTGACGGAGACGCATGGCTAGTGGACGATTGGGAATTTGATTTTCAGCCAGGCATATTTGACAGAGACTGTGCCTATGTATGGTGCAGCCAAAATCCAGTAAATAATTTGACTTATCATAACGGAGGTGTTAAACTGTTTAATAAGAGTATCCTAATGAAGAAGAAGAAATGGACCACTCTTGATATGTTTACGGGCATAATGCCTAATATAAGTGCAGAAGATAGAATTAGTTGTATTACTTCATTTAATGTAGATGAATTCTCAACCTGGCGTAGTGCTTTTAGAGAATGCGTTAAACTATATAAGAACAATCAAATGGGCAAACTCAACGAATGGCTGAGTTCGGACCCTAAAAAGAAATTTGGTAGTTATGCAGCCTTAGGTGCAACCCACGCCTGCGACTTTGCTAACAAATTTGTAAATGATCACAATGCATTATTAAAGATCAATGACTATAATTGGTTAAGAGAATACTTTAATAAAATGACAGACTAGGAAAACAGTATATGAAAGAAATATTTGGAGTGGTTCCAGCTGAGGTTGCGTATGAAATAAGAGAGGCATTTCTTTCTGCAGACTACGATACCGTTATGCAGGAGAGAAAAACTTATTATCAGAGAGACTTTAATGTAGTGTCATCAACCTTGCCAGAGAACGATGAGGTATATCTATCTAATTTTAAAAGATCAGGATTCTTAGAAAATTCTAATCTAATTAAAGACTGCGTTAACTCTTATATAATCCCTGCAATTGAAAAAGAAGTATCTAAAAAAATTGTGCATAAAGAATTACGCTGTTATTACATGAATGAAGGTGGACATTTTAGAATTCACAAAGATGATTACATATCTGATTGGGGATTTGTTTGGTACCTCAACAGTAATTGGAAATGGGATTGGGGCGGCCTTTTACTGTCCGTACATGAAGACCAAACAGCTTCTGTATCTTTACCTCAATTTAATAAACTTGTAATAATGAATCACGGATCAAAACAGTTACCTCACTGTGTTACTCCTGTGAACCCTTTTGCAAAAGAGCCGCGCATCATGCTAGTTGGCTTCTTAAAAACCGAATAACATATTATGTCAGAATCAGATCACGAAAAAATTAAAAAGGTTATTGCCATTGTAAACAAAACAAGTCCAACGTTTTGTTTAGCTAAATGGCATCATGTTACCTTATATCTACAAACAGGAGAAACTCACAGTTGTTATCATCCTGCTCCACATAAAATTGATCTAGCTGAGATTAAAAAGAATCCTAGTGCTCTGCATAACACTTCCATAAAGAAGCAAGAGCGCAAAGAAATGCTAGAAGGCGTACAGACCAAAGGATGCCAATACTGTTGGAACATTGAGAACATGGGTCCTGATTACATCAGTGATAGACATATCAAAACTGCTAGTATCTTTACAGAGAAACGTTATAAGCAAGTTATAGATAATCCCTGGGACAAAAATGTAAACCCGGAATATATTGAAGTTAGTTTTGGCAACGAGTGTAACTTTAAATGCGGATATTGTCATCCAAAAGCCAGTAGTCGTTTCTATAATGAAATCAAACAATACGGCCCAGTAACGTCAGTTAAGAATCATCGTTGCGATATTGATTGGATGGATCTGTACGAACGTGAAGAAAAGAATCCTTATGTAGATGCGTGGTGGCAATGGTGGCCGACAGTGCGTAAGACATTAACCATTCTACGTATTACAGGAGGAGAACCGTTGATGCACACAAGTACATGGAAGCTGTTGGCTAGTCTTAAAGAAGATCCAATGCCTAAACTTGAATTAAACATTAATAGTAACCTAGGAGTAAAGCCCGCCCTAGTTGATAAAATGGTTGAGTATGTTAATCATCTAACAGATAACAAAGGCATCAACAGGTTTAAGTTATATACTAGCATTGACACTTGGGGACCCCGTGCTGAATATATTCGAACAGGATTGGATTTAAAAATTTGGGAACGCAACTTAGATGCTTATCTAAAAGGTACCGGCCAACCGATTAGCTTTATGATTACATTCAATATCTTATCTGTAACAACATTTAAGAGCTTGCTAGAGAAGATACTAGAATGGCGAAGTATCTATAATCGATATAATAAAACAGACCAACCGCAGATGGTTAGATTTGATACTCCGTACTTGAAAGAGCCTTTGCAGTACGATATGAACATTCTTCCTAAAAAAGAGTTTATGAAGTATATGAAGGATAGTCTTAAGTTTATGGAAAAGAACGTAAGCGATAAAGATCCAACTAAGTTTTCAGAAGTTGAGTTTGAAAAGTTTAGACGAGTAGTTGATTATATGGGAGCGACTGAATATGATCAAAATAAAATCGATGAAGGGCAGCGTGATTTTTACAACTGGTTCAATGAACTAGACACACGACGCGGAACCAATTTTGTCGCAACCTTTCCAGAGATGGAAAAGTTTTTTAAAAAGTGTAGCAAATTATAATGAACAGTAAAGAATTCCTATTAAACAAAAGCAAAGTATTTTGTATGTCTCCGTGGATCCATGTACACACAAGTCCAACTGGAACTGCATCCGCATGTTGTATTGCTAAAACAACTATTGGCAACTCAAACTCACAAAATCTAGAGGAGTTGATCAATTCTCCAAACATGAAACAGTTGCGTTTAGATATGCTAAATGAAAGAGTTAATCCTGCCTGCGTAGCCTGTCACTCACACGAAGCAAGTGGAGTTAGATCTAGCCGCTTTCAATACGCTGATAGATTTAACAAATACTTTGACGAAGTTATAGTTGATACTAAATCAGACGGACATCTTGACAATTTTAAGATGCGCTACTTTGATATTCGATTCAGCAACATTTGTAATTTTAAATGCAGGACTTGTAATGCTGAATTCAGTACGCAATGGGAACAGGAAGATATTAAAAGAAAACTGCCATATTCTAAGATATACCCAAAGAACAATGGACCTAGACTGTTAGAAGAAATAATGTCACATATTCCTCATATGGAATATGCCTACTTTGCAGGAGGCGAACCTTTGATCACTGAAGAACATTATATAATGCTAGAAGAAATGATCAAACAAGGCCGTACAGATATTGCCCTTGTATATAACTCTAATGCTAGTAATTTAAAATTCAAAAGCAAAGACATTATCCAGCTGTGGAGTCAATTTAAAAAGCCTATTGAATTTTGGGCAAGCGTTGATCATGTAGGTGAACGTGCAGAATACATTAGATCAGGAACTAATTGGGGAGAAATTGAAAGCAATTTGTTAATATTAAAGTCGTTGCCAAATCTTCAACTATCATTGAATACAGTTAGCAGTGCATTCAACTATCTAACCTTAAAAGAATTTTACACTTATCTAATTGATAAAAAGATTTATCAACCACCACCTGGTCGATGTTATAGTCTATATCCGTTAACTCATCCTGAGTACTTCTCAGCTCAAATATTACCTACTAATTTAAAACAACAAGCTAGAGATAAAATTAACGAGTTGCTCCACTACATGAACTCTAACGGATTTACTCCTGTTCAGAAAAATACTATTCAGAATGCCGCTAATTGGACCGAATCATCTAATCAGTGGGAATTGTACAAGGATGCATTCCGTGCCTATGTACTAGAATTGGACAAAGTACGGGGAGAAGACTTTGTTAAGGTGTTTCCTGAGCTTGCATCATTAATGGACTAACATGGAAGATCTTAATAAAAACTTTCTGTTAAACGAGAGCAAGGTATTTTGTATGTTTCCTTGGATGCATTTAAATGTAACTCCAAAAGGGGATATCTATCCGTGTTGCAGTAATAACTATTCAACTCCGTTCGGTAGTACTAAAGAAACATCATTAAAAGAAGCATTCAACAGTGATAAAATGAAACAGTTACGTCTAAACATGCTCAATAATGTAAAGAATGATATCTGCGACTTTTGCTATAAACACGAAGAGGCAGGCCCGTATAGTTTTAGAACGTACAGCAAAGATCATTGGGCAAAGCGTTTTGATGATCTTGTACCTACTACATTAGAAGATGGAACTGTTCCAGATTTTAAGATGCATTATTTTGATATTCGATTCAGTAATATATGTAATTTTAAGTGTAGGACATGCGGCAGTGAATTTAGTAGTCAGTGGGCCGCCGAAGATAGACATTATGATAAAAACAAGCCAATTGTTATACACGCAGATGATCATAAAGGGGACTTATTACAAGAAGTATTAGATCATATAGAACATATTGACCTAGCATACTTTGCAGGTGGTGAACCGTTGATTACCGAAGAACATTATGTTATACTAGAAGAAATGATTAGAAAAGGCAGAACAGATACGGTTTTAAGATATAACACAAATGCCAGTACAATCAAATATAAGAATCATGACATACTTAGCTTATGGAAGCATTTTAAAAAGATTGAACTAAGTTGTAGCATTGACCATTACGGTGAAAGAGCAGAATGGTTAAGACATGGCACTGATTGGGGCAAGATTGAAAGCAATCTATTAACATTCCGTGATTTAGATTACGTAGTGTTTCAAATTAATACAGTGTTTAGCTTGTTTAACTATCCCACTCTTGGAGAATTTTACAATTACTTAAAGAGTAAAAACATTGTACAAACTAATGATTGGTACAATAGCTTATACCTAGCAGTTCATCCTAGTTATTATTCAGCCAAGAGTCTGCCTAAAGAGTTGAAACAATTAGCTAGAGATTCTGCACAAGATCTAGTAAAGAGTCATGGCACCAATTATACAGGATTAACGAGATTAGTTAATGATGCAATTAGTTTTGCCGACCAGGACAATACATGGAAAGATAATAAAGCTACATTTTTTAAACATACAGAAGCTCAGGATAAATTAAGAAACGAAGACTTTTTTAAAACATTTCCTGAACTGTCTAGACTACAAGATTTAGAGGAATAATATGCAAGATGTTAAACATTTAATCAAAGAAGGCAAACACTTCTGTGTGCTTCCTTGGATACACTTTCACTCTTGGCCTAATGGAAATGTAATGCCGTGTTGTGTTGCAGACAGTAGTAAGCCTGTTGCTAAAATTAAATCAGATGAGTCGATTATTCAAATGATGAATAGTGAAGACTTTAAGAGGATTCGCAGAGACATGCTTGAGGATAAACCAAGTCCGGAATGTAAACGTTGCCATGATGTTGAGTTATTGGGTACATGGACTATGCGACAAAGCCACAATAAACGTAGAGGCTTTGAATACATTGATATGATTAAAGATACCAACAAAGACGGCAGCATAGATAAATTTGAAATGCGTTACATGGATATTAGATTTAGTAATCTATGTAATATGAAATGTCGTAGTTGTGGACCTGGGTGCTCTAGTCAGTGGGCAGAAGAATATGTTAAAAAGAAATGGGGAATGGACCAGCTAGAAAAATTCTTTGGAATGAAAACTATTGTTGTTAATTCTAATGAAGATCAAATGTTCATGACTAAATTAAAACCCTATTTAAAAGATGTTACCGAAGTGTACTTTGCAGGTGGCGAAGTTATTATCACTCCAGAACACTATGAATGTTTAGATTATTGGATACAAAACAAACTAACAGATCAAGTTGAGTTAACTTATACTACAAACTTTAGTGTACTTAAATATAAAAACAAAGATTTAATCAAGCTGTGGAAGAAGTTTCCTAATTTAAAAATATGGGCTAGTTTAGATGCAGGAGGATCTCAAGCAGAGATCATACGTAAAGGCACAGATTGGGAACGAACAATTAAAAATATTAAGAAGTTGCGAGAAGAAGTTCCACATGCTGACTTTCAAATAACTCCTACAATCAGTATCTGGAACGTACATAGCTTCCCTGACTTTTTTGATAGTCTAGTTGATCAAGGACTATTAGATTTTAGTGATCCTCGGCGGCCGCCTAATGCTAGATTTAATCTGTTAAGCGATCCTTGGTACGCTAATATTATGATATTGCCGGATCATGTTAAGGACAAATTAAAGAATCGATATATTCAATCGATGTACAAATACGAATTTAGCAGAGATTTAAAAAATTCCTTTAAGACAGTGGTTTACACCCTTATGAGGGGGGAACCTAATAAAGGTGGAATTCAGGAGTTCATCAAATACAATGATGAAGTAGATGAACACAGGAAAGAAAAACTATTGGACGTTGTTCCAGAACTAAAAGAGGTGTATGAATGGGCAAAGAGTTAATTGAAATTGTTGCAAAAACAAAATATCTTGCAGTTACATGGCAGGTAAACAATTATTGCAACTTTAAATGTAGTTACTGCAATCCGGGTAATTGGAGTGGTACTGAGACAAACAACGGAAATCTAAGCACGTATCTTTATAATTTAGATACTATCATTTCTAAGTACAAGGCTGAAGGTTATCAAGATTTTAAATTCTTCTTCAGCGGCGGAGAACCTACAGCATGGAGGAACTTTATTCCAGTCTGTGAATGGCTACGTAAAGAGATACCTAATTGTACCATTGCTGTTAACACTAATTTAAGTCGTCCGTTAGCATGGTGGAAGAAACACTATCATTTATTTGACGATATTGTAGCCAGCTTTCACGTAGAGTTTTCAGATAAGAAAGTCTATGAGAAGAACAGTTTGTTCTTGTGCAATAAAGTAAACTATTTGTCTAGTAAGATGCTCATGCACGATAAAAGATTCTGGGAAGTAGTAGAGTTTGGAGAGCATTTGAAAACCCTCTTACCTAACTATTTTATTGAATGGACACCGTTATTCGATGAGATGACAGTTAATGCAGGGCCTTGGGAATATAAAGATCCTAAAAAAGTTAAATTCCTAAGCGAACACAACGTTGATACTAAACAAACTGTAGAGAAACCTTCAAAAGAAAATAATTGTATCAGTTACGTTAAATTTGATGATAGGACTACAACTCATGTGAACAGTAACGATGTTATTATCAATAGACAAAATTTCTTTAAAGGATGGAAATGTAATGTAGGTGATGCATTGTTTATTAATCCAACTGGAGCAATCAGTCTAGCAAGTTGTGGACAGGGCGGACATGTTGGTAACATACTAGGCGATATAAATGATATTGGACCTAAACAAATTATCTGTGGCAAGGAACACTGCCACTGTGGTACTGATATCATAATTCCAAAAGTAAAAGGATAACCTGTGGATTTTAACCTAACAGCTCTTGCTAACAAAAACATGGCTCCTAGAGAGCGTCCTACAGCAGATATTGAAGACGCTCGACATCTTTCAATGATGGAGGCCATTGCGCCTTATGCTAAAAAAATACAGCAGGCCAATGTTACACCTGTTTATGTTGACTATAAAACACGCAATACTAAATTAATCTTAGTATTGTGTCCCGAGTGGGCTCCTGAAATGCCTCCGTTTAATCTTGCTCGACTAAGCGGAATAGCAAAATCTGCAGGCTATGAAACAACTATCATAGATTTAAATATTAGAGCATATAATGAATATGCGGGCAATTGGAAACCAAACGGCCTGTTGCCTTTTAGGTTGTGGGATTCTAGTGCTAGCTGGCATTGGTTAGGTGATACCTATTTGCGAGATATTCATCCTTTGTTAGAACCTTTACTAATGAAGGCCTGTGATGAGATTGAAGCAGCTAATCCAGAAATAGTAGGATTTAGTGTTTACTACATCAGTGAAGAGCCTACTAAATGGATGTGCCAAGAATTAAAACGCCGTATGCCTAATGTTAAAATTGCAGTAGGAGGAAGTAATGTGCAGAAGTCTTGGTTTGCCATACAGGACTATTATGATTATGTTGTTAATGGTGAAGGTGAACAAGCTCTATTAAACATATTAGAAGAAGTTGAAAATGGAGTCAACCATAGTACTCCCCAGTATATAACGCAACCAGAAGATCAACGTATCAGTATCAACGGATTACCAATGCCAGACTACGAGTCAATTGACTTTAGTCAGTATAAAATTCCCAATGGAGTTAACAGTGAGATCAGTAGAGGATGTACAGCCAAGTGTACATTCTGCGAGGAGACGCACTTCTGGAAGTATCGTCAACGCCAGGCAGTTGATCTAATAACAGAAATAGAATGGTTGTACTATAACAAAGGCACAGACGTTATTTGGTTCATTGATAGTCTGGTTAACGGCAACCTTAAAGAACTACGTGCTTTCTGTAAGGCAGTTGAAGCTAAGGGATTAAAGATACGATGGACTGGATATGCACGATGTGACGGCCGCATGGATTTAGAATACTTTAAAGATCTCAAAGTAGGTGGTTGCATTATGCTAAACTATGGGATTGAGTCGGGTAGTCAGAAAGTACTCGATGACATGGCAAAAGGCGTCACTATTAAAGAAATGGAAGATAACTTCCGTGACGGCAAAAAAGTAGGAATCTGGGCGGCGACTAATTGGATTATTGGGTTCCCAACAGAGAATTTGCAAGACTTTGCTGACACTATGACATTCCTGTGGCGTATGCGTAATATGAATATCAACAACATTGGCGCAGGCGTCGGCTTTGGTATGGGTCCGGAAACTATTGTAGGACAAAATCCAGACAAGTTTAATGTAGGCTATCACAAGTACCACGGGCATTGGATTACAAAAGATTTCACAAAAGGTGGAACCCACGTAATGACTAGGGTAAAATCTTTTTATACATTTATAGATTTCCTAAAAAATTGTGTAAAAAGTGGAAGAATTAGTTATCCTGTGAGAGATTCACTGCCTAGAGATCATTACAAGATTACATTGCACAATCCATCTACAATTAAAGAAGTTGAATACGAAAAGTTTGATTATAATATTATTAAACCTAACATTAATCCATTTGCTGATGCATTAGTAAATGAAATGTGGCCTCTCTTTAGAATGTTATGGAAGACTCGTGGTGGGTATGATGCTGAGATTAAATTTAATCCAGAAATTGATTTAAGAGAATTTGGAACTCAGTTTGGCCCTGGAATGTATACTGCGATATTTAAATTTAATATTGATGACTCGGGTCTATGGAAAGCTGATTTTAATTTTAAATTCGATCAAAAGATTCGTAATCCTGATGACGACCACAAATCTAGAGAAAAAGAGAGAGAAGGTGCGTTCTATGCTCAGGATTATAGTCGAATAACAAGCAACACAGCTAAACGTGCTAGAAAATTAGCTAAACCAAATTGGTCTGTTGAAGATGGTCGAGATGATTCTCAGTTTGGAGATATGTTAAAGGAAGAAGTATTTTTAAATCAAAATTTTGATTTCTCTTTTGACTACCAATATATCGGAGAAGGCAATTGGGGTAATACTGCTGCCTATGAAATTGCAGTACCCGACAAGTCTTCAGTGACTATTCCAGAAAAAGAAGTTATGTTTGCTATTCCTATTTCATCCATTAAGAAAACAGAGAAATGAAAGAACGAGTATTATTGATTGCGGGATGTAGTCATGCAGCCGGATCCGAAATCGACGGAACTGAAGATAGTATCTATAATAGACAACATTCGTTTGGAAATCTTTTAGCAGAAAAGCTAGGCCGCCGACCGATAAACATTGCTTCAAGTGCGGCCAATAATCAATGCATAGCTAGGACTGTCATTGAATGGTTTGACGAGTGTTACAATTCAGAAAGTATGGATATTGTTGTACTAATAGGTTGGACAGAAAGTTCTAGACTAGATATCCCCATGGACAGAATTACATGGCATGAGCAGTGGAATCTATCCAGTGACTATGTATCTAAAGCATCGAGAGATTACATTCGTGTTAATCTAGGATACAAAGGTAACGGCAAGGAAGAAATGGAAGTTATTGCAGGATGTCATCAATTTATTACTAACAATCTAACGTACATAGAAATAATAAGTGCCAATTTAATTTTACAGATGCAGTATTTTTTGAAATTACAACAGGTAAAGAGCATAATGTGCAACACCATGCACATGTTTACTCCCGCAAAGCAAATTAATTTCTATATAGATCAAATTGATCAAAGTTATTACTTAGATTTAATTGATAACGAGCAAAGTTTTTATTGGAAATATAAAAACGCAGGTCATGTTAATCATAAAGCCAAATACTGGCACCACGGTGAAGAACCGCATAAATTGTATTCTGAAGAATTGTACAAGTTCTATGTTAATAAATATAATATTAGTACTTAATGATTATGAATAAAACACGTTGTTTTTCTTTTGGATGCAGTTATACAAATTATTTCTGGGCCACTTGGGCAGATTTTATAGGATCTAATTTTGATATCTATGCTAATTTTGGAAAAGGCGGGGCATCAAATACATACATAATGAATAAATTATTTGAATGGAATGACACGATTCAGTTTAATCCAGAAACTGATTATATTCTAGTAATGTTTTCAGGAATATCTAGATTTTCTTATATTGATAAAGAATCTAAGTCCTGGCAGACAAACGGTGATTTAAGAAACTTAACAAGCAAACATAACTCTGATCCATCATATAAAGTTATTTCAAATTTTGTTGAAAATGTGTGGAATGAAAAATGGGCAGTTTACCAATCCTGGATTGCAATAAAAGCTGTTAAAGAGTTTTTAGTTAGTAAAAAAATAAAACATAAAATACTAATGGGCATCGATAATAGATATTATTTACAAGATTATGACATATTAGATTTAGACTCCTACGACATTAAAAAAATAAATGACATTTACAATATGCTAGATGTTAAAGAAAGTTTAGATGAATTTATTGGACCTACCAGAGAATATACTTATTTTATAAAAGAAAACTCCTCAGACGGACATCCTAGCCAAACACAGCATTTCAAATATATGTCTAAGCATTTTTCAGAATTTATTACGCCTAAATCTATAAGCATGTTACAAGAAGTTGAATCAATTCTTGATAAGAGCTCATCGACTAATCAATCACAGAACTGGAATAAACTCCGACCTACTAACCCTTTTATAAAATATGATTAAGTTACCTTTTTTTTACGATTATGTTTTCCCTAACGTTATATTACCAAATGCTCTACCACCCGAAATGGGTGTAGTAAATTATATGCACACCTTGTATTCTAACAGACTAGATACAGAAAGTTTTTTTGATCAAGACTTAGAATTAGAATTAAACCCTATGAAACGTATGTTTGGAAACGCATTTGGCGATTGGCCAAACAGTATTAGAAACGGCGGCTCTTTCCTACAACAGCAGTGTTTCCATTCTTTGGTAGAGATTAAGGAAGACTCTGTATACTTTGGAAAAAGAAACAGATCTGTAAGAAGGTATATCTACCCTATTAAGGTAACTCCCCATTTTGCTAGATTCACAGGTGTTGACAGTGTTGGTAGTAAGCTAAACGGTGAGTTCTTTTGGAAACATATTTCAGCAGAAGTGTTAGAAGATGTACGTGCAGGTCAAGCAATAATATTTTTAGATTGGGGTCAGGAAAACTTTATTGAATATCAAGAGTATGTAGACTTTCATAGTGGATTAAAAAACGCAGGGATTCCTAAAAGTCAAATTATATTAGGTATTAATAGTTTTAACGCTAAAACTATTTACGAGGAATGGTTTCAAGAACATGAAAGATATATCGAAGTACATAATTTTCCTTTCTTAATTTCTCATATGTCGCATCATTATACTGCAAATGTTGATTGGAGACTAAATGAAGAATCTTTCAAACAAACTCGAAACACCATTAGACAAGATTATTTTATCTATCCTATTAGACGAGCTAGAGATCATAGAATAGCATTGTTGCATAAACTTGCATCTGATGGAATATTGGAGAAAGGAGATTGGTCTTGCTTAGACAATGTTGATTTCCAACATGGATTGCACATGTCATCAACACATCAATTTATAAATTTAGATCAAGAAAAACTTAAACAACTCCATACTCAAATTCCCCATAGTTTAAGAGAAGAACCAGGCAGCAACTATCTAAATGTAGCAGGTTGGGCAGATAGGCACAGTAGACAGAGTGAAAATTCCTATTTTTACATTGCATCTGAAACTTATGTACATGGAATATATAAGTCGCTCACAGAGAAGATATTTAAACCCCTTATTAATTTTCAGCCTTTTATATTTTTAGCATTTCCTGGAGCATTAAATGAGCTACGTCGGTTAGGATTCAAGACATTTAGTCCGTTTATCAATGAAGATTATGACAACGAGCAAGATTTATATAAAAGGATAAAGATGATTTCAGACGAAATCAGTCGGCTGTGCTCTATGAGTAAAGAAGATCTACACAACTGGTATTGGAGTATGGAAGAAATATTACTTCATAACCACAGGCATTTGTTAACAATACATCACTCTGAACCAAACACTGCTAACCTTGTAAGATATTTGCATATCCGCGTAACGGCTCCATAAATAGAAAACACGAATATCCTATGAATTACAAAAACCAAAACTGGAAAGATATTAATGTATCATACTTGAATACATTTGATAAAGCAGTTCCAATTTTTACTCCTAGTATCTACAGAGAATATCGTGGCGAAATCTTTACTACATATCATTCGAAAGTTCATCCGGTCAATAACCTAATGCCAGAAAATGTTGCAGTACACAGCAGATTTTCAAAATCTCATGCAGGTGTGCTTCGAGGTTTGCATTACGACAATAAAACATGGAAGCTAGTACAAGCTCTTGTTGGCGATATCTATTTGGTTGTGTTAGATGTTAGACCAGAGTCGAATACATTTGGTAAATGGGAATCCTATATAATCTCTGAAAAGACTAGAGATCAGGTATTAGTGCCACCTGGATTTGCCAACGGTCATTATGCATTAACTGATTGCATATTCCATTATACATTATTCTACCAAGGTGAATACGTAGATGAGAACAGCCAAGGTGTTATAAAATGGAACGATCCCCAGTTTAACATTGAATGGCCTACCCCAACACCTATACTACAGAGTCGAGACAGATGATACAAAATTTAAAGAACTATCCGGTAGTAAGAAGTATTACTAAAACAAAAGAAGATTTAATTCAGTTTGAAGAACTGATAGTCAGTCATTGGGAAAATGCAAAAATTCGTGGGCCAGTGCATCTAAGCAACGGAAACGAAGATCAACTAATTGAAATTTTTAAACGTATTAAAACTTCTGATTGGGTGTTTAGTACATGGCGTAGTCACTATCATGCTTTTTTAAAAGATATAGATCCTATTTGGATAGAGAAAGAAATCTTAGCGGGTAAGTCTATTACTCTTTGTAACATTGATGAAAAATTCTATTCTAGTGCTATTGTATCTGCTACATTGCCTATTGCATTAGGTGTAGCGCAGGCAATTAAGAAATCTGGTAGCACAGATAAAGTTTGGTGCTTTATTGGCGACATGAGCTTTGAAGGTGGCACCTTCTATGAAGTTCATAAGTATGCTAGGAACTTTGATTTGCCCTTACATTTTATAGTCGAAGACAACGGCATATCTACATACACCCCTACAGAAGCTACATGGAATGTTAAAAGAAACATTCCCGTAGACGTTATACATTATGCATATAAATCAAAATACCCACACTATG